CTTTGAGAACAAGATTGATAAGAGTTTTTGCAAAAAGATCAGCGTTATCATTCATATATTGCGTCAATCTTTTAAAGAGAATGTTATTTGTTTTTGCAAGATCTACATTAACAAATTTTCTCATAGCATCAGGTGCTCTATCATTATCATATCCACCAGATAAACTTCCTTTGATATTGACATATGCCCTATCAAAAATTTTTTTATCTCTTTTCTTTGCTTCGAATAGTTCTTTATCAGTCTGTCTATTAATATCTTTTATAAAGAGAATTCCATCTTCATGCGCTTGTCTAACCAATCCAGCAAAATATTCTGTCCTCAATTCTGTAATTTCTTCTTTAATTTTATTAAATTCGCTTCCATTCAAAACAGTGTCAAATGCTTTGTTTATTAGTGTTGGATCTGCAGAATTTTTCTTCGGTTTCTTTTTGAGAGAAACGCCAAAATATTTTTTATCTCCAGTCCTTACGATAAAATCTGAAGAGTTGTAATCATCAAATCCATAGGCTTTAATTCTAAATTTTTCCACTTCATCAGGCCAAACGTTTCCAGTAAGAAAAACTTTTTGGGCAACAGGATCTGCACCTTGTCCATGATCAGATTTCAACCACCCCTTAATTGCAAGAGCTGCTGATATTCCCACTACTGCTTCTTTAAATGCTGCGGGAGTTGGTTCCATAAATGCAAGGAATTCACTACGAGAACTTCCAAATTCAACATTACTTGCAACTTTTTTTGCCGCATCAGTTATCCACTCTCCAAGTGCTTCTGTTGATTCCGATGCTTTGTTTAATTCCGCAGAACTATAAAACATAGCACCTGCTGCCATTACTTCAGAATATTCTAGTGCCATTTATATACAAATACTCTTTCAAGTATTTAGAAGTGGAGATAAGGAGACTCGAACTCCTGACTTCAGCCTTGCAAAGACCGCGCTCTACCAACTGAGCTATATCCCCAATCAAAACATTATAAAACCCCTCAACTAAAAAGTCAAGGGGTTAGAGCAACCTTCCGTGCTTATTTATCAGCGGACGTTAGCAGCGTACCACTTCTCAAAGTCCTCTCTACGCTTATCACCTCTTGGGGGCATAGGAGTTCTTTCTCCGCGAACAGGAGCAGATTTCTTTTGCTGCTCTCTTTCGTACTTATCAGGGTCTCTGTTAGCAACTTGTGCTTCTCCAATAACAATAGCAATTGCTTTCTCATCAATCACATTCGCCATCATCCACTCTGCTTCTTCCAGAGTTTCTGCAAATCCCTCTACTTGGAGAAACTCAAGAACAATATCAAAGATATCAAGTTCTTCCGCCATCTTTTTATTTTGGAGAACATTACGACGAGATACTGGACTTTGCATTGCAATTCTTCTTTGCATCTGTCTATTTGCTTCGGGATCGTCGCGGCGATCAATAGCAATACGCTCTTTCTTGTATGCTCTTTGTGCTTGACGCTCCATCTTCTCTTTAGGAAGTGGTTTCATTTCTTCATCAACTTCTTGAGCAACATGAACTTCAGAATATGCTTCTACCAAACCTCTAAGTTCTTTAGGATCCATTTTTATCAATACGTTTTTAGTTATTTATAAAAAAAAACCTCCCGAAGGAGATTTAGATCACACGACTACTTTTTCCAGTTCTGTATCAAGTTGGTTCATTACTTCACGAAGTCTTACAATTCTTTCTGGAGAATACTCTTTACTATATCCAGCAGTAGCACCATCAAGAACTTGAAGAACCTCAAGTGAAGTTCTTACATCCATTTTAATTGTTACTTGTTTTTCTTTAGTCACAGGTCTCCCTCCACACGATTTTCAGAACGTTCAATAGTAAAAGCACCTTCAGGATAACGAGCACTCAGTTTCTCAAAGTTCATCTGAATCACTTCTTCAATAGAAATATCCAGACCAATACACGCTTGAGAAACGTACCACATAATATCCCCAAGTTCACGCTTGAGGTGAAACAGGTTCTCTTCATTGACTGGTTTACCTTGGAAGATCATTTTCTTCACAACTTCAGTAAACTCACCTGCTTCTGCAGACATTCCTACAGCAGCAGTAAGCAGTCGCTCGGTAGGAAATCCCTCAACCTCAAGGGTATGAAGACGTTTGAGAAACTCACTATATTGTTTGCTGGGATTTGATGTAGTTGCATCAACAAACTCAACATATTTTTTAAGATCAATAGTCATCAGAATTTAAATCCTTCAAATGATTTTTTAGGTTTTGTATCTTCATAATTATACTCTTCTTCTTTACCAGAGTCAAGTATATCGTTTTGTGCGGATTGTTCGCAGTCATATAGTCTCATTTTTGCTCTATCAATTCCAATCACAAACCTTCTATACATTGTTGGATCATTGTATCGGTTCTTAAGTTGCTTAACTAAGATTTGACCAAGACCTTCCAGTTCCTCTGTAGAAATAAGAGCAAACATAAGGTCAGCAGTTGCAGGAAGACCGAAACTTTCTGAAGTATCGGTCAATTCCACATCAGAGGATCCAAAACCACTTCTTGTAGTTTGTGTTGCACTCATAATAGGAACATTAAACTCCACAGCAAGACCACGGAGTTCTTCTGCAATAGACTTAACCAAGGTATAAGAGTTGATATTACTTCCACCTTTAAACCTTGATGAAGAACAAATATTCAGGTAATCAATAAAGATAATATCTGGTTTAAATGACTTCTTCAGTGCGAGTTCATTTAGAAGAGACTTGAAATGACCTGCATGTGCTGAAGCAGTTGGATACTCTTTAATGATTAGAGATCCTTGTGTTTTCTTTGCAAGGTTATTAACTTTAGTCTCAAAGATGTTTTTGGGAAGTTCTGCAATATCCTGAATATTTACATTCAGGAGGTTTGCATCAATTCGTTCAGCAATTTTCTCTTCCGCCATTTCGAGCGTAATGTACAATACGTTCCGTCCTTGGAGCAAGACGGAGCTAGCCACATGGCACATGAATAGAGACTTCCCGACGCCCGTACCAGCAAGAGCGATATTAAGAGTTTTGTTAGGGAGGCCGCCTTTGGTAATTTTGTTAAAGTATTCAAGATCAAATTCAATTTTGTCCTCCTTTCTTCTATAAGATTCATAACGTTCTTCATAATCTTGTAAGTAATCATGTCCAACGTGATTATCAAAACTTACTGATAGTGCATCAGAAAGAATTGAGGGAATTGAATCACGATTCTTTTTATCATCATCTCCATCCGCAATATGTATGGATTCCATAAGAGCAAGATAAATTGCTCTGTCCCTACACCATTTTTCTGTTGTATCAATTACCCAATTAGTTTCAACAGGAACATCATCAAGTGCAGAAATTACATTAAGAGTTTCTTTGTAAGTTTGTTCATTTAGGTCATTTCTTTTCTCTAATTCAATGCAAAGAATTTCTTTTGTTGCAAGTTTATTATATTCTGAAATAAAAGAATACATCTCTTCAAAAATGATTCTTTGATTAGAATCTTGAAAGTAATCTGCTTTAATAAAGGGCAATACTTTTCTTGTATAATCCTCATTATATAATAGGTTTCTTAAAATTAAGAATTCAATTTTTTCCATAAGAAAACGAAAACGATACACTAACTCTTGTCTTGTCTTCTTTAAATGGGAGAACCATATGAAGAAGATATGTTGGAAATAAAACTAAAACTGATGCTGTTGGATAAAGGTGATAAAAATCAACATTGTATGGTGATGCCTTATCTCTAATTAAATGAACCTTTTTTCCGTATGAAGGATCTTGGAAAACTAATGCTCCTCCATCCTTATTATTCCAAGTTCCTGCTTTTATTGGATTATCTTGAGTATAATTGAATATCCAATCATTTTCAACTATAGATTCAATTGGATAATATACACCAGCAAGAGCAGTTGTTCCGTGATGATGCATAAAATTTATATCACCAGATTTATTTACATTTGCCCAAAGATCAGAGCAAATTAATCCGTCTTTATATCCGTGTGATTTGCAATATTGATTTCCATAATCAGTTATAATTTTAGATAATTCAGAGAAACTTTTATACTTAGTTTCTAAATCGGTCTTGCTATGCCATCCACCCAGATTACTGTGATCTTCACCTTCAGGATCTTTTTGTTTTTCTCCTAAAATATCTTCTACAAGTTGAAGATTTAGATCATGATTTTTATCATGAAAGTTTGAAACAAGTAATGGAATTGGGAACAATGGAAGAGAACTAAGCTCCATAAGAAAATTCACCTTTAGCAATCACATCAAGTTTTTCCATTACCTCATCAGTAAAATATTGTTCTGGATTTTTAAGAATCTCTTTTGCATAAATTTTCTTACCATCCATCTCATAACGACCCGCTACATTCTTCCAGAGTCCACCAAGTTCACCAAGTTCCAGAAGACCATAGTAACGATCAAGACCGCGCTCATCATAATACAGACGGACTTCAACATCTTGATTTTCCTTACTTAGACGCGATTTATGAGTCTTTGCCTTGATAATGTTTCCAATGACTTCTGTACCATCCTTCTCCTTTTTCTTGCTGAGATAAATGATAGTAGAAGCGGCATACTTGAGACCACTACCACCACCCATTTCTTTCATAGGAACATAGGAACCAATAACATCGTAAGTATGATTAGTGACAATCATAGGAATGTTTGCCTGCCCCAACTTCAGGGTAAGCATACGGAATGCGCCTTTGATCAGTTGAGATTTGGTCATGTCTCTAACTTCCTTATCATTCAGTGCATCATTAATCTCCTTGCTGGTGGAAAGCATTCCCAAAGAGTCTAGCACAAACATACAAGGATTTCTTTCTCCTTCGGGTTTTTTCATATAAAGGTCAACTGCCTTGAGTGCCTTTCCACGAAACTCTTCTACCGTAACAACATTCACCACAACAATACGAGAAGTATCTAAACCTCTGGACTCTAGAAGAGATTTGGTGATAGCAGCCTCAGTATCAAAGTAGAGACAATAACCATCGGGATTATTATCGAGGAAATTCTTAACCACGGCGAGGCTGAAGAAAGTCTTTCCAGTAGAAGACTCTCCAGCAATAGCAGTAATCTTATTCCCAGATACACCACCAAAAATGCTACCTGAAACCAGTGCATTAAAAATGTACGAACCTGTGTCCACAAAAGTTTCGGTTTCATCAATCTCTGAAGCAAGTTGGGTGTATTCTCCACCAATTTCTTTTACAATATCTTTCAAAAAATCCATAATACTCCTATACAAAAAATGATTCTAAACTACTAGTCTTTTCTACATTCCACCCAATTGAATCAAGAATAATTTTGAGTGGTTCTAGAAATGCTTTCTCAAATTGTAATTCATAGTCTATGTATTTGTCAAGATTCAATTCTTTTGGAAATTCTTGGATGAAGGAAATGATATTTTCGTGAATATGATTTGGTTTTTTTAGATAAACAAATTTAATCTTTTCTCCATTTTGTATAAGAGAATATTTACTCGTTAGTTTTGCTTCTTTAATATAGTGATTAAAAAGAAGTGCTCCTCGAACGTGAATGGGAGTTCCTTTTGAATAAATCGTCGAAGAAGATTTATATTTATTTACATCAGATGCTGAACGAGGAAATGAAATTTGTTCTGGTGGAAGATTCCTAAACTCTTTGCGAGCATTCTCAATAAACTCAATTACCTCATCTTCAGTTCCACTCATCATTAACTTGAGAGCATCTTTGATCATCTTACGGCAAGGAGCAGGAGTTGATGATTTGACTGCCTCAATGCCCATCATCTTGAGTTTGGGTTCTTCATAGCGAACACCTTCACTATCCCAAACATTCAGAATATAACGCTTCTTAGCAGTCCAAATTCCACGATCAGCAATATTCTCCCGCTTCATTTGCATCTTTTGGTCATAGGCATTCACATAGTCAGCCAATTCTTGGTAGCAACTTTCAATATACTTTTCAAGTTCCACCTTACAGATCTTATCAAGGAACGAAACAACGCTTTCAGTAGTTTTCTCTCTTCCCTTGTATACAGTTTCAACCAAAGGACCCATATTAAGATAAATGGAGTCAGTATCAGAAGCAATAACATAATCAACATCCTCAGTTTTAAGAATTTTATTCAGATATGAATTCATCTTACTTTCAATCCAACGAATAGCAACTTGACCCGAAAAAGTAATTGCTTCAGCGTTTTCTAATTTATAATAACGAAAATACTGATTACCAATAGCACCATAAGCAGAGTTAAGAGAAATCTTCTTTGCCATTTGAATATTATTGCATCGGGCAATTTCTTTTACAAGTTCTTTGTCCTTTGTCTTTTCATATTGCTTTTTTGCTTCAATCATCTTCTTTTTGAAGATTACACGGTCAGTATACATTTTCTCCATAAGTTCTGGAAGAAAACCACGAATGTCCTTACGATACATTGCACCATTAGGACATACCGCATAATCCTTATACATCTCAAAAGTAAGTTCTTGATTAAGAATTTTATCCACAGTAATAGTTGGATGCCTTTCTTCCATAAGAGTTTCTGGACTTACATTGAATTGCATAATCAAGTGTGGATAAAGACTGTTAAGGTCAAAGTTAACAACCCAATCATACATTCCAGGTTTTGGTTCTTTTACATAAGCACCAGCATACTTCTCATTTTTTTGAGATTTATTTTTTGAAGGAATTACAATATTTCTCCTCTTAAGGTAATTGTAAATGATGTTGTCCCACATTCGAACTTGATAGAATACATCCGCATAGTTGACTTTAGCGTCATAGGCCATCGTAAGTGCAAGTTCAATCAGTTTCATCTTGTCTTCCAGACGGTCAACAAGTTCTACGTCAACAATGTTGTATTCAATGAACTTTTGCCACCCTTTAGCATAGAAATCCTTAAAGGTATCAAACTCAGAGTGATCAAGTTTTTTCTGACCTAGTTCCACTTCTGCAATGTAATCGAGACGATAAGACTCTTGTGCTTTATAAGTAAACTTCTTATAAAGGTCCAGGTAATCAAGTTGAGTCAGACCACCCACATCGAATGTAGTGTGCTTACGTCCATTGATATACACTTCGCCTTCAGTTACAAGTCCCCAGTTAGAAAAACGCTTCATTAGTTTTTCACCAAGAACACGATTCAGACGTTTGCAAATGTAAGGGATATCGTACATTTGAATATTCCATCCAGTAACAACATCAGGAACATCGACCATCCAATAATTAATAAAGTTGTTTAGGAGTTCATATTCTGATGGACAATGGTAATAAGTTACATCGCTACGAGTATTCTTAAATGGTTTGACGCCCCAACTGATAATTTTTTTAGTAGTATAATCCTGGATTGTGATTGCTAGAATTTCTTCCGAACAAGACTCGACATCAGGAAATCCAGATTCGGATGCAACCTCAATATCCAAAGTCACAAGTTTTATTTTGCTGATATCAAATTTAATCTCATCCTCTGGATATTTTTCGGAAATATATTGATAGATATATCTTTCATTTCCGTAAATTTCAAAACCATCTACGTTTTCGTATTTACTATAAAACTCACGACAATCTCGGACTGTCCCAGGATTTATAGGTTCTACAGTCTCACCACTTAATGTTTTATATTTTGATTGCTTTTTACTCTTCACAAATAGAGTTGGAAAAAACTCATCTCTATTTTCAAATCTTTTACCATTCTCAACTCCACGAACCAAAAATTGGTTTCCAATCAATTGAACATTAGTATAAAAGCGTAGAGTCATTCTTTAATAAGGTCCTCGTATTTTTCAAGAAGTGTTGGTGTTGGATCTGTAAGAGTTAAAATCTTATCAGAACTCATCATAAATGTAGTTTGCTTTGAATATCCACAAAGAAATGGTTCCAGAGTTTGATCCTTTTTCACAACAAAAGGATTTGTAATCTTACAATCAGGTTCTCCTAGTTCAGAGGTAACTTCCTCAATCTGACTGATCAGAATCAGATCGTTCAGTAATACCAACATTTTCGTTAATTTCATTTTGTTCAGTTCCTAATACTTGTTCTTCATACATTTTTTTAAGTTGTTCGTTTGGTTCCACTAGAGTTACTATCCAATCAGGAACTATTTCAACTACAGTCTGATCCGAAAGAGAGGGCCAAGTTTTAAGAGAAATGCTTACTCTATTTTTTGTTTCTTCCTCATCTTCTTCTTCACCAACAACTCTATAACTTCCGTTGATTACTATTGAACAAGGTTTTTCCAATAGATAACAAACTAATTTTTCTTCAAAAAATCCTTCTTTTATGTCTGAAATAATATTTTCTCCAGACTTAAGGATTGCAAGTTTTACAGTCATTTCTTTCTCATACCTCAATATATTTTAGCAAGAAAAATGGGAGGTGTCAACTGGATTTTACCAGTTACCTCCCAGTGCCGACGATAGTTCAATTAATATTTATTCTCCACCATCTCCTCCACCACCATCACCATTTCCTCCAGCACTTGAACGACTTCTTACAGGAACTGCTTTTCCTTTTGGAATTTGTTTTTGTTTTCCTTGAGAATAAACAGTGTGTGGAACTGCCCTCTGATATGCAATTTTTCGGAACTCGTCGAAAGATTTCATTTTTTATTTTTATTTAGAGATAATCTTTACGACTATGATGTTCTGGAACAATCTTTCCTAATCGAATGGTAAGTAATCCGTCCTCAAAGATGACTTCTCGGACTTCTGTGTCGTCAGAGAGAGTCCATGCCCTTTTGAAACTTCTTTGAGCCAGACCCTTGTGGACAAACGTCCTATCCGATTCAGTATCTTCTTTTTGTCCTTCGACAAAAAGTTTTCCATACTCGGTGAAAACATATACTTCCCCCTTTTTAAATCCTGCTAGAGCAATCTCTAAATGAGATTCTACATTATTTACCTGAATAAGATTATAAGGTGGATAATTTGTTGTAGTTTCGTGAAGATTGAATAGACGATCAAAATACTCATCCATTCCAATACTATTGCGAGTAATCTTATCCAAGAGAGTAGGAAGATCCGCAGCAGTATAACGCATAAGGTTAGTCATTATGGTAGCTCCTTTAAAAGCGAGTTTGTATTTTGTGGACCCCGAAGGCATCCAATACTATTTAACCACAAAACAAAAAAGAGAAGAACGGTGAAAACCGAACTTCTCTTTAGGGTGTTCCGACTTTCGTAGAGACCGCACGAAAAGGTCTCATACTTATTTATTCGGTTTCTTGTCCCTTTCCCTTTTTTCCAATATTGTATTTTTGTTCCAAAATCCAATCACCTTTATCCTTATAAGAAAGAACTTTGATTTGATTTAATGGAGCAATATCAGAAACCTTATCTTGGTTTACTACTGTAATAAGTCCCCAATCAGCAAGCAATCTAGTAATACGATTGCGGCGTTGCACATCATTCACAGTAAGATTTGCATGTTTACCGTCAAGGGCAAACAATTCCTTAAAGTGAACAATATAATATCTTCCTTGTTTATGAAGAATATGGCAAGATTGATAGAGTTTTTTCTCTTTTCTCGATGCAACTCCGATACGAGTCAAAGTTTCGCGAACTTTAAGAAAGTCATCAGGTTCATTAAGAATTACCTCAACCATTTGGTCAGGAGACCAATGAACTTCAGGTTCTACTGTTTGATGGGCAGTA